GTTGTCAAACAATATCTGAGCCATGATCTTGGCAATATCATCCTTGTTCTCGATAATCACACTCATTGTCTTTTCTGCCTTGCGCAACTCCGCTTTTTCCCATGACTTTTCGCGTACCGATTTAAACTCACAGAAAATACAGTAACCCGTCCAGATCATAGAAAAAACAGGGAAGGGGATAACAACACAGCATAACAGGTCAATGAAGCACAATTCTATGAACGGGGTGAAATACTTCTTCGCTTTGACGGCTGTTTTCTTATACCCCGTGGATGTTCTTGCCTCCCCCCGTTGCTTAGCTTTCATAACTCCAGTAATAAGGTCCACTAACATCGCCCCCATTGTAGCCGCAATACACAAGGCTATAAGCACAATGTGTATTATCATGTGCTCATTTATAAAATTGTAGATTACATCTCTCATTGAAAGTAAGTTTTGAACACATTAATATGATAGATATTCACCTGTCCATAGTTGGCGTCAAATATCTTCTTGATCTCGTAGCCCAATCCATAAGACAATGCTTTCATTCTTCGCCAGTTAATGGAACGCCAGTTCATATTATGTTCCTTTGCCCAACGCTTGATACTGTACCATTCTTTGGATTCATCAAGTTGCTCGGTCTTCTGTTCAAGCTGGTACTGAATCTGTTCTTTTGCCTCCACCTCATCCGCAAGCCGACGCAACGCTTCCGCATATGTTTGAGGAGTTTTAATTTCTTTCAATGATCGTTCCATTGCGTTGAAGGCTGCGATATAGTCCAGCTTGAATTTAAGGGCTTTCTTCCCAGTAAAACCCATCGCCAAAAGAGTAAATCCATCACGGTTCATTACGAACATTGGGTATTCTTGCCTATTTTGTTCATTAACATAAATAGTTTCAACAAACATAGGGTCAGCCGAAGTTTCGGCACACCCCTGTATAAGCTCTCTAATAGCATCTAAGACATGCTTATGTTCTTTTCCAAACTTTTCAGCCACCAATAGGCTGTTAGTTAAAACTTGGTCATTCCGACCTTTAAAAACTAAATCTGTCATATTACCTAATTTTATGTTAACTTTTAATTACCATCAATTACACGTTTTGGATTACCCGATTTTCAACTAACCTTTGTTTTGTATGACAAAAAAAAGAGCCAGCCACGGAAACTAATCCGCAACAAGCTCTTGGTCTTATGAAATTGTATAATGTCCTTTCGTCATAATATAAGTGGCGTGCATCTTCACACGCTCCCCACAAAGATAAATATTGTTTCCCTTATTACAAAAAAAAATAACCGGCAATTAACGCCGGTTATCGTGATAGTATCTTATAGCCTCATTGACATATAATGATACTGATTGCTCCTTATCCAAGATAGCAGCTACATCCTCCTCTATCGTGACAAATATTTTTCTTACACCTCTAACCTTGGGACGTCTTGGCACACCATTGCTGTCCAATATCCTATATATTGTCTGCTCAGACCGCACCCCTGTTTCTTTTATTATCTCTTTAATCGCTATCCCTTGTTTGTATAGGGACAATACCCTAGACTCTTGATCTAGGGTAATAGAACGTCTTCTTGCCATAATTAATATATTAACGCATCCTCTATTCTTGCTGACAACGGTTTTCCCAACTGATCCTTTACATTAGACCGTTCCAGCTCTATACTCAACCCATCCATATCAATTCCTGTTTCTTTAGCAAGATCCATTACTTGTTCCTCATCACGTGCAATAGCGTGATACAATATCGTTGCCTCATGATTTTCATCGTAGATATTATAACTGTTCATAATTATGTTGTTTTTATTGTTATTGATCGGATTAGAACTCAACAAATATCAATGTTTCCATGGAATCTGATTCTTTCACCCACATGTGATTATGTCCGAAACCGTATTTAAAATAGAGCTTTAAATATGGATATATTACGCATAACGAGTTCATGCAGCCTCTTAATTCATCTTCTGTAATACAGGAAGTTATTTCGTTAAGAATCTTAACGAAAAGATTCATACTTTCAGGCTCACAGTTCATTAGTGGTTTTTCTATTATCGCTTTCATAATCTTCTATTGTCTTTTAATTATTCATTGTTTTATTATCACAATGCAAATATACTACATTGTGATGTAATAGCAAAACAAATCACAATATATTTTCTTGCATTGTGTAATATTTAACATTTAGATAAAAAAAGAACAGCCGCCAGCAAAAAGCACAGCAGCCGTTCAATCCACGTCCTACTCTCTATCCCATTCTCCCGAGAAGACAATAGCAAAGATATCAATTCTAAAACGAAATACAAAAAGAAAACTATATTAATTAGTTATGGAGAGCCAATTTTGAAACAAAAACCAATCTTCTTAAAAAATTGCCATTAATGCAATATTTTTTACTTGCAGGACAAATGAAGAGAATTAATAATATGGCAAATCAAACGGTTTTGTATTTTTATTGACAAATGAAAATAGAGATGGACCGAAGTCTGAAAAACAAGTATAAAACAGATAGCCTCTATAGATTTCTACTGCCTGAGGTATTTTTCCGAGTATTTTTGAGATTTTATTTGATTTTGTTTTACATTCCTGCGCTTAGAATATATTTGGTTAGCCCTTGTCAGATCCTTGATGATTGTTTCATCAAACACTTCCGAATATATCTCTGTAGTCTTGACCGATGTATGCCCCAAGAGTTTTTGGACGGTGGTTATCGGAACGCCTTGGTGAACCAAGAGAGTGGCACAAGTGTGTCTGCTTGTGTGGTAGGTGAACTTCTTGCCGATATGCGCCATTCTTCCCAGTTTCTGCAATGTTCGGTTGGTGTCGGAATTGCAGCCTAATGCAGCCAGTTGTTCGATGCTGTCGTACTTCCGCATTATGCCCAGTGCCTTTCCGTTAAATAATAGATATAGCGGGATATTAAGTTTCACGCCTGTTTTGACGCTGTTTAGGACCAACCATTCCTTTCCGTCAACTGTTACGAGATTCTTACAGGTAAGTTGTTTAAAATCGGAGAATCTCAATCCGCAATAGCAGCAGAAGAGAAATGCGTCCAGTATGTGCCGGCTGTTGTTCTTCCTGTCCGGCAGTTTAAGTCTTTCTAGCTTTTCCAAGTCGGCGGGCATCAGGAAGTTATGTTCCTTCTTCTCCCTCTTGATCTTGAATTTACGGAAAGGATATGCCTCCTGTAATATATAGCCTTCATTAATCGCCTCATTCACCAAGGTACGAAGTATTCTCATGTGTTTCCCTACCGTGTTTACTTTCAATCCCTTGTTACGCAAGAATGCGTCAAATTCCTTTAGAAACGTATAATTGATGTCCGTGAACTCTATCACGTTCCGAAATTCCTTCAATGTGGCTACCGTGCCCAGCATGTTATCCTTGGTTCCCGGTTTCCTATCGGAACTCACTATAACCTGTTGGGCGAACTTAAGAAACGAAACCACGGGTTTTACCCCTTTCCTTACAGCTTCCTTCAATGTGGATAAGTTAGATTCAAGACCTCTCTTCCAATAGCTTAACTCTATAGCCTGTAATTCCAATATATGCTCATATAGCATTGCATTAAGTTCTTGCGACTGCGGATGGTTGATTACTTGGGCACCATCCTTACTCCAACATTCCGGCTTTAGATAGACATTGGTTTTAAAGTATACCTTCCTCTGATTCAGATAGGCTTCAACCTGTACAAGAGCCGTGCCCTGCCTGTTAAGTGTGTTCTGGCGGTTATATACAAGACGGTATCTGATTTTATCCATTTTTCCGCAAAGATGCATCCTCTGTTCCAAGCTGCAAAATTTAGCCAATAAAAAATACACCCCCACTTTCGCAAGTAAAGATGTATAATATCTATAAAAAAATGGTCTGTGAAAAAAACATTTGTAAAAAAGATGCCATTATTCATCACGAACGATAGCATCTAGACATTTTTATCAGTAAACTCTTTTAGTGATTTAGAATAATGTTTAATTCAATATAGATGCTACAAAGTTATATATAAATTTTGTTTTGCCCAAATTATTATGTAGTTGACGTACGGTATCAAAAAGGCAGGATTCGCCAATCCTGCCCAATTCCATACACAAATCTTTTTATTAATTAAAATACCTCACGGCATTCAAAAATTAATAAATGAAAAAACATTATTAATTGTCATAGCAAAGCTATAACAAATATTTAAAAAAGAATCATTATATGAAAAAAAGAACAGAATAAACGATATATAGACCAACAAACATTTAAAATAATATTGTAATACAAAAGTCATTGATACAAATCCTTCTGGAAGAACTGATTGGTGTTGCTACGAGTGAAAAAGATGGATTGATGCCATCAATTCAAAGAATGACCACTTCATATCAAAAAGACCAGCAGAAGTATTGTAAAATTGCCGAATTTAGAAATCGTTTAACAGGAATATCAATGCTTATTTCAGTATTTAAGAACCATGAAAATTCATCTCCGTCTGTTGTTTTATTAACAGGATATAGCGATGATCTATCCGTTAATTCGATAAAAAGAGGAATCTATTTAACTAATGTTTATTATCAAAAAAAAGAGAACAAAACCATTGTTTATGTAAAATCATCAGCATACGTGTATATCAGTACATTGTGCATTGGCATGAATGGGTCGCTCAAACTAAGCCATGAAAACAATCTAGATTTACCATCCGACGCAATCGAAATTCCTATATCTTGACAAGAATTTAGCAATATTTGAGAGCTGGAAGGACTGTTAGGAGTTAGCAGTAGTACTATATTTAAAGGAAAAGGGTATATCCAATTAAAAACTGAAGACGATATTGATAAAGTGTATGAGCCTGGAGTATATGCAATAAAAGGCACTTCATACAATGATCAAACGCTTCTTGTCTTCAGTCATAATCTGGGACAGTCAACAGTACAATTTAGAACTAATAACTATGGTGGTTTTTTAGTGTTTAGAATAAAATGGTGGAATGGTGGTTGGGGAACCTGGAAGACGGTTTCTTTGACATAAAATTTATCTGTTTGCACTTCTGGAAGAACTGATGCCGATTGCTAATTTAGGAAGTAAAGGGCTCTTGAGAAAAGGCGTTCTTTCTCCTATATTGGTTTGCAATAAAGACTCCGTTCAAGAAGTATGTGTCGTTCGCCTAGCGAGTTCATCTAACGCCTATATCGGTATGATATTGTATGTATATTGGGGTGGTTCTACAGGTCTGTTCTTTATTAATAGTAAGACTGGTAACTCCTATATCATAAGGAAAGTCAACGGTAGTATGATTTCTGAAATAGAGTTCAAACGAAAAAATGATCATCTCTTCGTTCGGAGCAAGACAAACACAGCTTCATTTCGTGTAAGTGCTTTGTTTTTGGATACTACTGGGGTTGACCTGTCTTTATCCATGAATATAGTTGATGAGAATCTGGATGATGCTGAAGATATAGAAATACTATAATTCTTTGGTAACATGAGGAGCGGACGGGTGTGGACCGGCACCCATCCGTTTTATCTCATTAAAATATGACTTATTTTTAATACTATGTTGTTTGTATTTGTTTCCAATCAGTCCAAGTTCCATTATTACATATTCGAATAAAAAATCTGCTCTGAAAATCTACAAAAGTTTGCTTGATGGTGACCTCATTAATAGCAATCGTTTCCAAGAATCCATAATTACTTGATGTATTGGGTTTATTATCCAATGATTGGGTTTTATCGACAAACATATATCCAGTATTATTAGCTTCATTAAAATCAGTAATTTCACCAAATCTCCTTTTGTACCACGTATCATTTATCCCTAACAGTCCTTCCAGAGCATAAATTTATGATCACAATGTTATAATTTGTTACATAGTTGCTACATCAGTCAAAGTTAAACCATTCAAAACGCTTGCAGGATGTGCTTCTACCGTAATTGAAGGAATATTTATATATTTGCTAACTCCTATAATTGATACGCAATAATTTATGTTATTTAAAGTTTTGTTATGTATGTATAAATTGTAATCAGAATCCTCTTTAACAAACATGTTGCCGTTTCCAGACATAGAGCATTTATGCCCTCCTTTCTTTACCGGGTAATATACTGCTAAGTCGATTTTTTTAAAATATCCATTTTCGTATACTGTCACCGTTAGTAGAGTATAATAATATTGTTTTAATTTCGTAGGCTTAATGCAAATAACAGGCCCTTCGCCAACGTATGCTATACACATATTCATGGATGCTAATCCTTTTGTTTCATTTGTTGCAAGTGGAAGAAGTCCTTCCAGTACTGAGGCATTGGCTTTCAACGCCTCACTTAATTCCATCTTTTCCATAATATTTTTTATTTACCAGTTTCCAAATTGTTTTTCTTATAATCCTGCCATGAGTCGGCGAGCTGCCCCACCGAAGCGGAAGTGTAGAGGTCAAGTATATGAATCTCGTCATCGGCAAGCTCCACAAGCTCGTTCCGATAGATCTTCTCCGCAAGCACGTGCGCCGGAAGACCGGGCACGTTCCTGTAAATGCCGTCAGCAATATCCTTACGGATATCCGCTATCACCATATCCTGTCTGTCTATCCCCGTGAACAGGGGAAATTTTGTAAAATCAACTTTCATAATATTCTTAATTAAATACTGTTATCCGCAATAAAACATAACCCAATAATTGCCCATACATTTAACGAATCCGGACGCATAATCCAGATCAATGGAGGACATCTCTTTTCCTCCGGGGGCAGGCAGGATGCGCCCGCCTGTCAGTCTTACCCCGCCGCTCATACGTTTGAAGTATATGGTATGTCCCGGAACATCCGGAGGAAGTGTCACTTCTATATTACCCGTATTAATAAACATCACATTGTCATCATTGTTATTCAGGGAAGTGCTGACGGATATGTTCCTCCAGTTCCCCACTATGCCATGAAGAGACACATAACTGTCATTGTTCGGATGAAGGGAAATGTTACCCCCCTCCACGAACAGAGGAATGCTCAGGGTCTTGATGTGCATCCCGATCATGGCATTCGGACTCTGTATGTCAATTCCGGCATCATACGATATCCCTTCGATTGTGACAAATTTCGTGTTCCCTCCGATTTTTACACGTGCAAATGTCCTTTCGTTATAAAACTCTATCTGTCCGGCGGATAGGTTGAAACCGACATGGGAATCCGTCCCCTCATAAAGAGTTTTTGAGGACAACATACCGGAATCTATGGAAAACGGACCGATACGTCCGCTATCCGCCGTGATTTTTCCGCTGATATCCACATTGACCGCCCTGATACCGTCCGCATCAATCATGGACGCCTTGATCTTCTCGGTCAGCAACAGCTTGGTGGCGATAAAAGTCCAGCTCTGTGCTACCTCCCAGTATTTTATTTTTCCCGAAGCCACATTCTGTTTGGGGGTTTCCGTCGATACCGACGTATGCGAACGGATGCACAGGTACAGCAGGTTGTCATAAAGTACAATGTCGTAAAACTGCTGCCCTTGCTTGCCCTCCAGGTAAGACACAGACGCCCCCCATACACGCATACGCATGCGCGCCCCCTTATCTCCCTTGTCACCTTTTGGAGCAAAACTGACCTGTCCGGTTCTAGTCACCAACGGCATATCACCTCCTTATTCCTTGGTTGTGATGGTCCATGCCACGTTGCCTCCTGCCTGCTGGCACATGTCCCAAGTACACGTGCCGGAAGTGGCTGCTGTACCGGAAGTAGACGGGTTAAGGACTACTCCTGCACTGTCCATGAACACGAAATAGAAAGTCATGTCCTTGTACTTGGTGGTACTTCCACGCTTGACCAGAATGGGCTTATAGACCACCGTGTCACCACTTTCCCGGATGGTCTCGTCCTCGGGCGTGGGATTCAGGATCAAATCAAACGGATCGGACGCATCCATTACGGACTGCGTGTCCTGACCGATGAGCTTGCCGCCCTGGTACACCTCCGCCTTGAACACACCTGTCGTGTCAACCATATCGTTGGTGACGGTCAATGTCTGTGTGGTCTTTCCGCTCAGCACGCTCCACGCACCGTTGACCTGGTTGTACCACTTGTACGCCAGTCCGGTAGTGATCTCGTCACTGCCCATGCGCGCTACGGCTTTCAGAATGCAGCTCTGCCCTTTGTCCCGAAGGGTAAAATACTTGTTGTCACCGGCAATGATCGTCACATGCTTTTGGTTTCCGACCCCCTTGGTAATGGGGATGCTATAGACGAACTGGACGGTGTCGCTGGTATTCCCAACGGTCACGGTGGCTTCACCCTTGATGGTACAAGAGGCCGCTCCGCTCGCCTTGACCAGATTCTTGACGATCTGCAATCCGTAGTAATCCGTCGTACCGGGCTGGTAAGGGATAAACTTGAAATGTCCCGTCTCACCGCCAAACGTGTTGGTGGAGACATTGCCCGAGAACTTGATCTCGACATCATTGAAATACCATTTCATGGAGGAAGGAACCACCAGCCCTTCCGCCACCCGCGAAGAGGTGAGAATGAAGGACAAGACGGGCTTGAGCGAAGCGAAATCCGGTGCGATGTTCGTCGGCGCGGACGCTTCGCCCATATACTCCTGATACAGATCTCCCTGGTTACACTGGATGGCAGGCATGTATACGCCGCCCTTTTGCGAAAATATGACCTGTCCGGTCGCGCTGGCCAAACTCATGACGCTCCTCCTTCCCCGGTCGTTTCCGTACTATCCGTGCCTTCGGAGCTTTCGGTGTTGTCCTCCCCCCAAGAGGCAGGTGTGAATACTTCGACGGGATGGTCCGTACCGTCTATCTCTTCTTTCGCCGCCTGCGGGGTCAGGCAGACGCCGCCCGCTTCCTTGGCCCTGTCAAATACCGTGTCGCCGGGGAAACGTGCCACGTCCGCCTGCCACAATAATACATTGCCATCCGCTGTCCTGTTGCGGATATCGGTCAGATGCAACCGGTCGGCAACCTCCTTCGTTACTTTAATGTAAAATGCCATAATTCTATTGTTTTTAATGTTATCCAAATTTTCTTACTACTACCGCCTTGCCCCCCTGTGTGAGCACCTTGCCGCCTTGTGTCAGCGCCACGTAAGGGCCTCTGTCCTCCACCTCCAGCTTTAACATCATACCGTTGCTGAAAGGTATCCTGGGAGAGTATCCGTCGGCAACCTTGGCATATCCGGCATCTCCGCTCTTCTTGACGTACCAGTGACAGTTAAATATGGCGGATGGATTCGGGATAACCCCCATGGTATCCCGAATGACGGGTCTGGGAAAGATGGCGTAAGTCCCATCCGGAACACCCGTAGGTACACCCTCCCAGTCGGCTTCAATCTTCGGAATCCTGCGGCGTATCACCGTAGAGACTGCCGGGTCCGATGTGCCCGGGGTTGATGCCGGAGTCCCGGAAGCCGCATAGGTGGCCTTGCAGACAATCGTGATGTCATCACCTATATAATTGCGGTCAATCTTATATACATTCTTGTTCAGTGATACAAACTCCCAGTCGTTGTCACCCGCTCCTGTGGTTATCGCCTCCAGCGCTCCCGTAGACAACAGACGGTACCAGAAGAACTTGCATTTGCCCGTAGCCGTCACGTCCGTGTCGCCTACCATCAGTTTAGCCGTGATGGTCTGTGCGGTGATGTCACGCACCGGGTTCCAGTCCAGCGTGGACGGGCTGTCTATCGTCAATACGGGGATCGCATCCGTGCCGTCAACCGCGCGGACAAGACAGCTCATCTGAAAAGTAAACAGCTGTCCGGTACGTGTGTCGGCATATTCCGCGTAAAACTCCAGCGTGACGGGTTTTAGGACGGTGACATTTTTTTTCATTGTGATCTGTCCCTTGCTGTCACCGGACTCCGTAATGCTGTAGCCTGTGTTTGTCGATGTGATAAGTGTGCGTGTGGTTCCGATGCGCTCGTACCACTTCATGTTGGTCAGCCTGGAGTTGACCGCCCCGATTTTAGTCACCGCTTCCGGATCGGTGGCGTTGCACCGCGGAAACAGGACCAGCGGTGTCAGCGTATAGTCCGGAGTGTATTCAGCTTTGTCAGCCTGGTAGACCTGCATGTCCGGCACGCTGCCCACCACCTCGATGTTACAACTGGTTTGTAACAGCCGGTAGTTGATTTCTATTTTTCGTTGCTTTGTTGCCATTGTATAAAACCATTTTAAAGTGTTACAAAATTCTCCGCCACTTCAAACTGCTGCCCGTCACGCAATAACGCCTGTGCTTTAAACGTACACACCCGCATGTTGGTATAATTCGGTCCGAGATCATCTATCGTCAGAGGAAGATTTTTCCCGGTGCCGGCACGCTTCACCGCCCATGCGTTATCTTCTGATACATTCCCGGTATCACGCGTCCAGCTCACATCAGCGTCAAGTATATGATCTGTCACGTCACGGTTGTACAGCTTGCCGGTAATATATAACGTTGTGGAAAAAGTCTCGATATCAAAATACCACCCCTTTGTGCTGCCGATCTCTATCGTAAATTCCGGGTTCCCTTCCAGCATCGCCCATCCGGCCGCCGCATATTGCGGTTCGTCGGCTGTTCCCGTCATCAGGCACTTCCATTTGCAGCCGTAGTGCCAAACCGTGTCCGCCCGCTCCTGCGTATTGGTGTAAGGATTGTCAGAGGACGCGACTTCGGCCGACCAAAAGCCACGGTCCACCAGTTCCTGTACGGGCAGTCCCTGCCAGTCCACCCGGTAAAGTTCACCGAAGATGCCGGCACGGGCGAATATGTACGAGTGCTTATAGTTGACGGGGAGATTGTCAAACAAATCCAAATTGGGCAAACGCCCCAATATCATGTAATAGTTGTTCTGTTCCAAGACAGGCTTCGTTACTCCTTCCAGCCAGACAAGACATTTATCCGTGGTGGCGGACAAATACCAGTAGCTTTGCCTGTCCTCATTGAAGGCGTTTCCTCTTCTGGTAATGATCGTCAACTCTGTGGGAGGATAGTTTTTACCGCCCGGCACCTCACTGTCCGGGTATGACAACACCGAGATGGAGTTGGCCGGAACATTCTTGGACAGCACGCGCATCCACGAGGCGTAATACTCCCCCGTTGAAAAGAGGTTGTTTACAATCCCGTACACTATATCACCCTCTTGGAATGCGGTGAAGTCATTCTCCCAGCGCTTGCGCAATTTCAGGGTATAAGTTCCGTCGCTCTCTAAAGCCACGGACTCAATGACTCCGTTCTCGGAATATGAGGTGTCGCCTTCCTGTGCGTTCAGACGGTTATAGATGATTTCCTTGAACACTGCGGAGCCGCGTACCTCAAGACGCTCGAACTGACCGCGCCCGTCAGGATAGATACCGGCACCTTTACCGGCAATCATGGAGTCGATGAACTTGCCGAACTTCAATAAGAAATTTGTTCCGTCCGCTTGATCCTTACGAAGGAACATTACTAAGGAGCGTAAAGCAGAGAACACATTACTATTGCTAGGAGCAGTCGAATCATTTGTACGGATTATATAAACCCCTTTTCTACCTCCACTAGTGTACGTCTGACCTTTATAAGTAAGATTGTCAACTTTATTTTCAAGCTCCCCAATTCGGGAATATGCTGTGCTTTCACCGATTGTATATACAGGAGCATCGTAAGGTAAATCAAGCTTTATTTCAAGACCTATAACTCTAGATATCCGACTAGTCTCAAAAAAAGATTTATTGACAAGCTCTATTCTTTGGCCAATGTCAAATGTCCGGCTGATCATGTTTTCTTTTACCCATGATGATGCAAGGGTAGTATTGTATGTACCATCATCGACCATCATCTTTTTTACACAATCCACCGTTTTGTCTCTTAATTCTTGCTCGGCATTTGATACGAGGCCAAGGTCTGTTATCTTCGTACTATCCCAGCCGTAAAGAATGAATTTATCTCCTGTAGTAGGTTTTAATGTTTCATCGGGCAATGTCCTTCCATAATTATCATTGGCAACAATTTCATAGACATCACTTTCAAGTGTTACGCTTCCTAAACTTGTGCCAGCCTTATGAAATGTTACACCAAAATCCATACCATTAAGTAAACCAGACTGGAATACCAACCTAAGTTCTTCTCCATCAATAATATAACTTTCATCAAAGACAAGCCCACTAGTATCGGTTACATAATAAAATGTCTGGGTTACTGTTTCTTGTGTTTCTTCATCTTCTATCGTAGACGTATAACTGCCAACCGTACCAACAACACATTCAGTACGTGGATAGACTTCATCAAGGAATATAATATCTTCAATAGCTTCCTCCTGCGGCATTTCCGTACCTATATCATAACCTTCTTCACCAATATATACCCTTTTACCATCCTTATACCGATAAGCATCAATATACGGTGTTCCTTCTGGTAACATCAACCGCTTTTGAACAATACCATTTACCACTACTGTTTCATCAACAGTCCGATAGTTGGAAGGAATGTTTCTTGTTGATCCAAAAGCATACACACGTGTAGCATAGGTTCCCTGGCTTTCACTGCGCGGCATTTCTTGGGCTTCCACACCCAGCTCTATCCTAACAGCATCTCCATTCTCACAACGTCCAAATCGGATAATATTATCTTCTACCCACCACTCACAATTCCACGTTTCTGCCATGTTAGTAAGAGCATCCAGCAGATTGGTATTCTCATAAGACATCAACTTAGCTGAATCCTCTACTGACGAATCTATAGAAAAATCGAAATCATTACCCCTGTATTTGTAACCAAGAGCTTGTAAGTTTCGGAGGAACACACCTAATTGCATATCCAATGAGGCAGTAAGGTTCCAAGACGCTTCCTGGCCTGCCACCTCCGGCATGTACTTGAATTTCTTATTTTTCCATTTCCAATAGTAAGCATCAAGACGCAACTCGTAATTATAGCCGCCCGTAGACTGGTCATAAGTAGGTGTCGGCAAATCTACAACTTCATATATCTTTGCGAATTTACCACCTAGGGATTCATCTAATATCCCCGACAAGTCCACATAATCACCCATCTTAAAATTAATAGGAGTTAGGACGTTAAAAGGAAGAGTAATGTAATCCTCCTTACCCAATGAATAACGACCTATCGAACCAACGTTGAAGTCTGTGGAGAAACGAATATCTCCTGATATGTTTTTAATGTCTATTAGTCCCATACGAGTATTGTATAGCTTCATACAATGTTATGTAGCAAATATACAAATAAATCACATGATAGCAATTATATTCAAAGAAAAAATCATGTTGTCCTATCCGCAGGATTAGGTTCCACTAATTTCAAGGAAAAACTAGCGATTCCCCTCATAAACTGTGTAAATTGGTTACATGACAAATAAATAGTCTTATACACAACATTTGGCTGATATTTGCTTCTGATATGTAATACCCCAGTGGCGAGTTCTTCACAAAAAGAATTATATCTAACAAAAAACTGATCTTCGCTTTTAGCCGTAAGATTAAATGTAAGTGTAATATTCCTTTCGTCAATCTTGGAATCTGAAGTTATAACTCGCTTGCCGTTTTCCAGACGTGACTTGTTTTCTATAAACTCTTTCATCGGCGGTGGTGTCATTAACGCCGATAAAGAAGAGGTATCCATACTTATTCCCCATGTGGTATAAGCATCCTTATCATTTATATAAAATTCTCCTTCCATGTTACATATTTTTAGTATTATCTACTATCTTATCTAATTTCGATCCTAATTCAAGGATAGGCTTTGTGTATTTTACGATATCTTCCAAATAACCGTTAGTAATCACATGCTGATTCAAGATGTTACCCAACGTAGCATTGCCCTCCGTTGAAATAGAAACCAAAGATCCTATGCCGACAACAACATTTATCATCTGGCTCTTTATTTCCTCATTTGAAACCTGCAAGGCAGTAAAACGTCCATTCAATTCCTCTCCGGTATCTTGAGACATGGTTTGGAAACCTTTGCTGCTTGCAGACTGGGAAGCTGCTTCCTGTGAAATCTTGTCATATCCGGTTGCGGCAGCAAGCTCATCACGCAGTTTCATGGCTTCATCCACATACTTCATATATTCATCTTGCAAGGCTTTCCTTTCCTCTTCGGTCAGCTCGTTATCCTCCATGCTGGCACCAAACTTTTCCCACCATTCCTCCAACTTTTCACTGTATAACTCACCAATCTTATTGGAAAGCATGGCACGCATAAAGTATTCTGATATATCTTCCGATGCTGCCTTCGCATCGTATTTCATATCCATAAGATTGTCTACAAAACTATCATACATAGAATCAAATGACATTCCAGTCAGACCCTCGTAAAGTTCATTCGTCAGTTCTTCCAACGTACCAGCTTGATCAATATAGTCATTCAACTTATCAGTCAGACGATCACCGTATCCACCTTTGCCGGTATTCTGAATGGTTTCCCACATATCTACTGTCTCACGGAGCATTTTCATTTCTTCTGGGGTAAGATTCCAGATATCACCATTCCAATCACGACCAATCTTTCCACTCAGACGGTCTATCTGTTCCTGAGAAAAACCGCCCCAATAATAATTCCAACTATGATGAGAACCAGAATAACGTGCTTGTTCCTGCGCTATACGCTTATAATTATCAATAGTTTCTTTTTGATACTTATAAGCATCCCGGTATGCGGCAACAGACTGCGTTCCCTTGCTTGCCTTCATTTCGTCAGTCAAGTCTTCAATGGCAGTTTGTAACGTTTCGTTACGGTCTGTCAATCTGTTGATAGCTTCCTCGACCTCTTTTTTATTACCGCCAATACCAAACAAAGAATTAAAACCACCGAAAGAAATCGCATTAAGGATATTACCTATTCCATTTTTCAATGAATTCCCAATTGTAACAAACAAGTCTCCAGACAAAACATCACTGATAATCCCACTGACCGCATTTAGAACAGCATCAAGCAGACCACCGACAAGATCACTCAATCCGTCTTTGAGTACGTCAATAATAGACAAAATCCATCCGACAATGGGAACTTCTTGAAGCGATTCCGATGTCTTACCTATGACGTCCTTGAATCCGTTCACGGTTTTGATAATTCCACTATATGCGTTATACAACCCTCCGGATGAAATCTGCTGCAAGCCTCCCAACAAATTTTCCATGCTTGCTTTCAGTCTGGTGGCGGTATCAGTCACATTACGCTGGGCCTGATTGGCGATATCCGTCTGTGTCTTTACATTGGCGGATGCAATGTCAGCATTCTGTCGTGCTATATCAAGGGCATTCGCTGTAACCTGCTTTTCTTCTTCTGTTCCACTCTTCTGTGCTTTGGCGTAATCATCCTGTGATTTCTTTAGTTTTTCCAAAGCGGCTGTTTCAATCTCTATGGCATTGATACGGTTTTGTTCGGCTGTATGATAGGCTTTTACATCCTCTCCAAGTTTCTTGAAGTTGACTCCACTTGTACCACCCAAAGACTTTTCCATCTGGCTGATGGCGTCAATCAATGATTTCTGGCTTGCCTGATCGGAGTTCTTGAACTTGTCAGTCCGTACATATTTTTTTGCTTCGTCCAAGGCAGGCTTTACCATGTCGGAAAACATGGAACCAAACTCACCGAACACAGTAACCCAATCTATATTGGCTTTTATGGCTTCCGTTTCCTTGTTCTGTATGGCAACATCACGTTGTTTCTCCAGCAACTTTACTTGTGCACTATTAGCACCGCTTTCTTCCTGCGCTTTCCTTATTTTTTCCGAATACTCTTGGGCGATAGCCAATTTCTGTTGCTGAAACGTGCCATATTCTTTCAAGTAATCGTTCAAAGCCTGTTGTTCGGCTTTAAGTTGCTCCTTGGTTACATTAGTAATATCTTTATCCCTCATGCTTTCGGCATTGGCATAAGCTTCCGAGATTTCCCGTACCTGCTTGTCGGTCAACTTGCCATTACCGGCTTTGCTCCATTCTTCCTCCTGTTTTCTTATCGCATCAAGCTGTTTTTGATAATCAAAGTCAATCTGTTCCAACTTCTTTTCCGTGCCTTCTTTCATCAGGTTGATTTCATCTTGCTGATTCTGACGGCGAAGTGAAAGAAGTTGCCCATCCAGCTTTTCTTGGTTTTCCTTTTGCTTTTTTGCTAGATTTTCCTGTCTGGTTAATTCGCTCCCAGTTACTCCGCCCAGATCCTTGTATGCCTTTTCGGATGCCTCCATCTTATCTTTGGCTTCTTTCACCTGTTTCGATGTAGCCGTCTGATCTTTGATTAATGACTCATACCCTTTTTTCGCTTTTTCCCATTCGGCTTTAGCATTTGCCAAATCTTCCTGATATGTAGTTTCTTTTGTTTCCTGTCTGTTCTCAACTTCCAATTGGACATTGATTTCCGACAAGACATCCTTTCTTGCGTTTGCCAATTCATTCTTCAGGTCTTCGATACGCTGTGCCTGAACCTTCATTTCGGAACGGTTGTTCTCCTTCTTAGCTAAATTATAAGCCCATTCCGCACTTTTTATCTGTTGTTCCAAGGACTCGACTATAGCCTGTTTTGACTGTGTTCTGGATTTTACAACTTCTTCATTATATGCCTTCCAAAAACCAATCAAATCCTGTATATGACCTTTCTCATCAACATATTTCCTAAAGAGTGCTGGGTATAGTTCCTCAATATCTTTTAAAGCTTTGAGTTTAGTAACATCGGCTTCCACCTCGCTATTAATGGTGCTAACAAGACCTTCCAAAGTACGTTTCCGATCTTCCTCGTCCGTGTTGAGTTTTTCTATTTTCTTGTTATATGAATCTAAAGCACGTTCTGCTGACGTTGTATTATCGGATAACGACCACATTGCAGCTCCAAGCCCTACAACAGCAGTTGCCAATAACACATACGGATTAGTAAACATAACAGCGTTCAAAGCTTTTTGTGCCGTTGTTTGCAAAACCAGCCATCCGTAGTGGGCACGTTCGGCAATAGTTAGAGCGGCAATACCTGAAGCTTGTAAAGCTTGCAAAGCCGTGACTGTCATCACAGCCACTTTATATACGCCATAAGTTGCTACAAGACCAACAAGAACTTTTCCCACTTTCTCATAATTCTCAACCAAATAAGAAACACCGGACAGAGCTTCGTTTATAATTCCTTCATTGGCTTTCCCTATCTCATTGAACATGGTGGAAACAGCATCCTCTATATTAGAAATTTGCCCAGTGATTGTCTTGGACTGTTCTTGCATAAGGTTGTAGAACATTCCTCCCTCATTTGTAAGGTTTTGGATGACTTTCTGGACTTCCGGGAATCCCACTTTCCCTGCTTCAACTAAACTTTTTACTTCTCCTTCTGCTACTCCGAATACTTTTGCCAATTCGCGAATCATAGGAATACCACGACCTGTAAACTGATTTAAATCTGCGGTATATAACCGTCCTTGCGTCATGGTAGTACCATACAAATACACAATATCACCAAGTGGCTGAGAAAGGCCGGCGGCTATGTTTCCAAGACGTATCAAGTCGTCATTTACGTTTTCAACATTTTCTCCATAAGCAAGAAGTTGTTTAGCTCCATTTGCTACGCCTTGAAGGTCAAAAGGAGTGGTAGCAGCCGTTTTTACCAATTGCTGCATGAGGGCATTAGCCTTATCCTCACTGCCAAGCATTGTCTTAAATGCAACTTCCAATTGTTGGAATTCTCCTCGGACTTGTGCAATATTTGAAATTAATTCTTTTGCAGTAAAACCAGCTCCGAATGCTGCGGCAGCTCTAGTCATACGGTTAAACAGTTCTTCAATACCTAAACCGCTTTGCTCTATTTGCTTGGACGTGTTTTTTACACCATTCTCTACTTCACGAAGTCTACGTAAGAAATTAGAATTATCACCTGTAATGTCAAAATGTATTCCAGCCATAGGTCTTTTCGATAGAAATAGTTCCGTGCAACATCACACGGCATTGCAAATATAACAATAAATGACATAGTTAGAGTCACAAAACACACAAAATATATTCAACGGTTTATTTTCCCATCTTTAATTTTGTTTATATTATTATATAAATATATATTTGTAAAATATTACAACGTAAAAAGCAGAGCAATGGATTTTAAGGATCAAGTTGTACGGCTATCTGATAATATAAAAAAACAAAAAGACAAGATAGCTACAGAAGAAGCTACAAAAAACGCATTTATAATGCCAATGATTGCAGCCTTAGGATACGATGTTTTTAACCCTTTTGAGGTCGTGCCTGAAATGGATTGTGACTTAATAAAGAAAAAAGGAGAAAAAATCGATTATGCCATAATGAAGGATGAAAATCCTATACTTCTTATAGAATGCAAACACTGCAAGCAAGACCTAAACCTGCATGACACCCAACTACAAAAATATTTTGTAGCGTCAAAAGCCCGTTTTGGCGTGCTTACCAATGGGATAGAATATAGATTTTACACCGACTTGGAGAAAATCAATATTATGGATGAGAAACCTTTTCTTATCGTGAACATGCTTGACTTATCAGATGCGGATATAGAGCAACTAAAGAAATTCCATAAGTCATATTACAATGAAGAGGATGTTCTAAGTACGGCAAACGAATTGAAATACACGACAGAAATAAAATCAATATTGAATAACGAATTTGCATCACCTACAGCAGAATTTGTTCGATTCTTCGCACGTCAAGCCTATACTTCAGGTCAAATCACATCGAAGGTGATAGATATGTTTACACCACTCGTAAAGAAATCCATCACATCTGTTATTAATGATATTATTTCAGATAGACTAAATACAGCTATAAAAAACAGCGAGCAAACATCTGACTCACTCCAAACGATAGACAATACATCCATAAATACTTCCACAGAAGATACAGAAAAGAAACTCCCGGACGGAGTTGTATACATGGATAAAGAATCCGGTGTCGTAACAACACAAGAGGAATTAGATGCCTACAACATCGTAAGAAGCATTTTAAGAAAAAGCGTGGATGTGTCACGCATAACCTATAAAGACTATAAAAGTTACTTCGTTGTAAATATCGATAACAGCCAATGGTTCTGGATATGCCGTGTTTCTATCGGAGCAAGAAAAAAGCAAATAGGAATACCGGTAGACCAATATAAGAGTTGTGAATGGATTCAGATTGACAACATGGATGATATATTTAAATATGCAGACAGACTTGAAGAAGCACTTAAAATGGCAATAAAAAGTTGTGAACATTAAAATTAACATTAGTATTTACATTATGAAGAAGAAAGTTTTATTTTTACTGACCGTATTTCTTTATTCAATAACAGCTTTTGCTCAAGAAAAAAAAGAAGTTATCATTAAAGCTGGTACAATTGTTCCTTTGGAATCCATAAGTAATGTCAGAGCCTCCAAAGCACATGAGGGGCAGAATATTGATTTTAAAGTTTCCAGAGATGTTATCATAGACAAGGTTGTAGCCATACCGGCCGGAACTATAGCCAAGGGGGTAGTGTATGAGGCGAAAAGATCTGCATGGTTTGGAACCAAGGGAAGATTAGGAATCAGGATGCGCTATTTAACTTTGCCATCTGGTGATAATGTGAACTTCTCATCATCTGAAGTATATATAACAGGAAAAAACAGGACTCCTTTATCTGTTGTAATATTCTGCTGCACCTGTATCCCTCTGCCTTGTGGTTCCAAGGCTGAGATGAAAATCGGTTATGAGTTTGATGCATCAGTAGCAAACAATACCGTAGTAATAGTAGAATAGTCATTTTCTGATTATCCTATTTCACCGATAAATCGCGAGAGTTTTTGTATAACCCTCGTGATTTTTTTGCCTTTTATTTATCGCACTGTTCTATTTGTCGTATTTAATCCCATTTCATGGCTTTGATTTTTGCCATATTTGCAGGGTCATCGGCATTGATGATATCACGGTCTTGAGGTATGTTAACTCGCTTACGTTCCTCGTCAGACAAATATATGGACGTTACGGAATCGGCAAGGAGCAATTGTAAATTGGCATAGCTAATACCCCAAACAACATATTCAAAAGTCCATCCGTACCGTTGACAAGCTGTATCTATCAATGTGCCATATATGCTTTTGCCGCCAAATGTAAGAGAATTATTATCCTTCTTGGCTCTCATGGCTTTTGCTTGCCATTCTTTTTCCTTATCTATTCCAAGGTGTTTTATATATGCTGATATGTCTCCTTCTGACAATACCATAACCAATAGTTGTGCCATACTGTCATTATCTATTTCTTTATAGAAGAAATTACATCTTTCTTGTACAAAATCATAATCAAACAATTCTTCTTTCTTATTGATGGTATGATAGGACAAAATACGGCACACGCTTTCTTTTTTTTCCTGACATATTCTCAACGCTTCCATATACGGATTAGCCTTGATAATTTCCAGATTTATGCCAAGACACTCCACAAGCCTTGATATTAGGTATGTTTTTCCAAGAGTAACCGGATATAGATAAAACTGACGTTGATTTACTTTAAAACCATGTGGACGTTCAATTATAGTATCCGCAATGTCCATGTCTATAAGTTTCCCATCTTCTAACATAACGGTTCTTGTTTTTTTAATTAATGCCGGATATCTTCACAGACAACCGGCATGAAAAGACATATGAATAACAAACCAAATTTTCAAAATCGAACGGAAACACAGATTCGAACTGTAACCTAATGCCTGGTAGACATACGTGCATCCATTACACCATTTCCGCAATACACGTGGGTATAAAGCCCCCACGGCAGGCTATCATCCTGAAAAACTATCCACCTACACTAGGATTAGGAGCAACTTCAAATTTATCTCCATCTCCAGATTCATCTTCTGGGTCACATTCAACCTTAGTCGGCTTACCAGAAGTAGGCGTTGTTATAATCTTACCCCATTGAATCTGTTTTTTGTCCGAACCCGGCTTCAAAGCATCAAAGGTATACGCCCAAATACCACCATCTGCCGCTGTAAATGAATCCTCAACAGAAACGGTAGTTTTTTCCATACAGAATCCCTGAACATCAGGATCTTCAGGCTGTAAAGCAACAGCATAATTATGTGCTACCACTCCATCACTATCACTTATAGGACGCTTACGCCCTTTTGCAGCACGAATATTGAAAGTAAGAGCATAGGTGTTTTTTCCATACTTTACATCCTCGTTCTCTCCTCCTTCAATCTTTGCTTCTTTCTTGTCACCTTTTGTCGTTGTCAACTGTGTGGAATCCTCTACCGGAGTAGGCAATTCTTCCCATGCAGGTGATACTGCATCAAGGTCTTTAATAAAAATACGGGGCTTACCCCATCCGATTACTGCCATAGTTCTATATTGCTTAATATAGTTAATACTTATTCGTTATTTATCTCAATATACAGCTTGTTGTTGATGAAATGTTCCGTGTGTCCATCCTCAAAAGAAACACCGGTAGACATGACTTTTTGACTACATTCTTTAGGAACTGTATGAAACTCTTCTTTACGTATATAAAAGAGAAACTTACACAAGTCACACAATTCCCCTATACGGAGTGTATGCTTTTCCCATGCTTTTGTTCTAGAATTCCATTGGTCCCTAACATAAACATTGACATTCACATAAGCTCGCTGGATCTGACCGCATCCCTCATTGGCAAGTACAGATATGACAATATCCTCCTTGTCCGATTTATCTGGTCTACCCCTATCACTCAATTTCCCGGTTACACTTCTTTCAAGGATTGATCCTTTAATCTTGTGATATACAAATTTTGATATTTCAATGTCCGATTTCATCATTTAGCAATCTGTATCTTTAATTTTTCAAGCATCTTGGGTACTTGGTCTATTGCCCATAGCTCCGTTGACGCAAGCACATCCTTGTTATCCATCGCTTCCACATATTCAGCATAATTCATTCCGGCAACAATAACAAGAGCATAGTCATTGGAATATCTTCTAGCCAGTTCTTCTGCTAAGTCTTTGCCGACTTTTACACCTTGTGAACCCTGCTTCACCTGATTAAAGTCTGAGTATTGGATAATACTGCCATTATGGGCTATTACATAGCCAACTGAGCTACGCAAATTACCAGACTGATCATACCAACTTTTATCACCACCTCTATCACGTACCCTGATAACACATTGTTCTCCAAGATACGACAAAGCGCGTATTGTTAGCCTTTCAACCCGTTGTGCCTCCCTCATAAGTGTATTATGAATTTCATCAAGTTTGGTAGCCATTCTTATACCCATATCCTAAACCCAAATTTTGCACTGAAGCTGGTAACGATGAAAACCTTTCACTTCAAATTCTCTTTCTATTCCTCCGAGCAGACTTATCTTGACTCTATCTCCTATTGTAAAAGCACGGCAGTTTGCTGGTATATTACAAACCTCATAAGAGTATTTACGTATTATGCCATCTTCAAATTCCCTTTCATCCGATTCACCGGCAGGAACAGCATCACAGGGAATTTCACCTTCCCAATGTTCTTCACCCGAATGGTAATCTCCGTTTTCATCCTCGTATCCTGAAGCAGATACAAGGTATTGCAAACGATGTGGATTTCTACTCAAAACAGCCATACTACAACAAACAGTCACCTACATATACCGTTGGTTTTGCCTCCAGTTCTACTAAAGGTTCACCAATAGTCTTGTAAATGGAGTTAACACGTAAAAGTATCCGTTCTTTATCTTTATCAGATAAAGCCCCGAAGGACTTGTCTGCTTCAGAGAAATTGATAGCCTGGACCAAAGACCAAAGACAATCAGCTAAAGCTCCCTGGTATTCGTTAGAATGATCTATATCATAACCAAAATCATCATCACCATTGAGATTACGTTTAATCATCACATTCTCTACAAAACCGATAGAAATCGGATAGTGTATTTCGTCTACGAGAGCTTGCTGTATTGTCTTCATGGCTTATTCTGATTTATGAGATTCAACTGCGGATTTCAATTTCGCTTCGTCAAAGTCATTCAGCCTGTTCACGGCGGCAATCAGCTTGTCATCTGCAATAGTTGAAGCTAGATTTTTGCCTGTTATTTTATTGAATTCCTTGACAAACTCCGGCTTCTTGTAAGTATTTCCCCAAATAGTGATTTTCACATCCGTACTGTCTGAAGTTTCAGCTGAGGTATCTACCGCCTGAGCTTCCGAAATATCAAGAGAGTAGATTTGGTCTACATTCTCAATGACAGGAAGCACAAGAGCTTGCCCACTTGTGGTTTCAGTAAACGGTTCCGTTGTTCTGTAACGGCTGATGAGTTTGTACTCATCAACGGTTGAATAAACAACACCCTCTACCGGATTTGTCTTTTCCGCAAGCGTTCCCCACACTAAAGCACCGACTTCTTCTGTGGTAAGAAAAATCAACTTGTTCGGGTTCCATGGCTTATACGGTTTCCTTTTGCCGTTTTTCTCTGAGATGATTGAACGGTCAATTTTCAGGAAACCAACCCCGTTGTTATCATCCGCAAATGCTTCGTCAAACAAAGATGCTGTCGGAACAGGGAGCTTTGTATTGCTGTCAAAAGTCTGGCCGCGATAATTTGCAACCAATTCTTTTGCTCCTTGTGTTTGACGCAACTTGTTATAGGTTGACAACGCAATGGCAATAGTAACGATTGTGTCACCGTTATTGTCAGCATAAGCCAATACACGCTTGATGTCATCAAGCGTAAGCTCATTCTGCGTCTCAACACCAAAACAGTTTTCAGGCAGATAGCCGAATTTGATACGCAAAGCCGTACCGGTATTGTTTTCATCCTCCACGGCCACAATACCATCAGACAATCCGGTAAGGAAGTTCGCTTCATTCTGTTCATCAATACCGACAGAACAAGCTATCGGATCAGATGTAAGTTTGTTAGCGATATTAGTCCATTCCGCACCTTGCGCTTTCATTATGTTAACGGCATTGATATCCGATTCAAACATGATTTTTTTCATACCGATTTTCGGCAGAGAACCATTGGCGTGAGCAATGGCATCGCGGCTTTTAATCGGAAGTGGCGAGTTCATCGACACCATGTCGGCTGCTACATAAGTAGTGTTTACCGCAGCGTTAGACCATTTCTGGTCTGCCGAATAAACCTTTCTCAACATAGATTTATGCAAATAGGTGCGTTTGTTGTCACCGTTCCGCTTGCCGTTCACTGTATCTACTACATTCTGGAGTCTCGGAAAGATTTTTCTGATGTACTCCACAAATTGTGATTGTACCATTTTTTACCTCCTCTTTTAATCGTGCATGAATACTAATCCAGGCAACTCCGTCTTCATTGCAGTTTTGATATTATCCACTGAATACGGACTTGCTTTATCATTCACTTCACCATCGTACATGATTGCTGCTAAAGGAGCATCCTTTGTAACGCTTCTTACCAATACACCTACATAATGATGGCTACCGGGCAATGTATCATATTGATCATAATTCGATGCTTTTAGCGGCATAGGCTTGAATAGTGTTTCGTCATCATCTGATGCGATAATAACATGACCAGCCTTAATTACATCATATGGATAACCACTGACATCAAGCGTGCGACCACCAATGATACCAGCACCGTATCGTCTGATTACAACCGAATCAAGACCAGAAGTAATCACCTGCAATTCACTTGCTAAATTTGCTGTTGCACCCATTTTTAATACTTAGTTTTTTGTTAATGTTTAGAATGTGTCAGCCAACGCTTTGATTTCAGCGTCACTAATCACTTCATCTTGTTTTCCCGAACTTTTACCACTTGCGGCAGGCGGATTAGCCAATGTAGACAAACCTGCATCTGCACATTCTTGGTTGTAATTCTTCAGGTCTTCCTCAACTTCCGAATAAAACTCGTCAAACTCCTCTTCGGTTTCAAATTTCATGCGGTCGAAACTTTTCAGGATGCGACTGCCGAAAGAACCCGAATCTTTGAGCAACTCGTTGAGCTTGGATTTTCTTGATGTAGTGACTTTTTCACCTTTCAATACCGAAATTTCATTGGTAAGTGTATCAACCTTGTCAAGCAATCCCTTTGCCCATGCTGGAGCATCATCATTACTTTTATTCTGCTGAGGATCATTTTTGTTTGAACCCGTCTGACGATTGTTTGAAGTGTTCGATGATGTATCATCGCCGTCATCGGTTTTGTCATCGCCATTCTTTTTGCGGTTTTCTTCGATTACTCGATTTGCAAAAGACTGGCTGACTTGCAGGTAGGGGAGAACCGCATCAATAGCTGCTTCAATTTCTGCGTTTACGTCCTCATCGGAGGCATCATCTGTGGAGGTTAGGTTATCGGCAATTCTAGCAGCGATACCCATCACCTCTTTTTTATTGAACCCGAACGCCTTCACTTTCGGTTTCAATTTCAACAAAACCTGTTGTTTTCTATCCATTGTACAATGTTTTAATTAATAAAAACGGCCTGCAAAACATTACATGCAAGCAGACCGTCAACCTTCTTAATCATACATTAAGAGCAATGAATGTATTCACGACAAGTTCGGTTGCATGTAACTTCACATGCTTTATGCAAATATACGAAAAGTGATTCTTTCTGCTTCACTTTAATTGTTAAACTATTATAATAAGACACATAGTACGAAAATAATCTTGTACTCCGTGTTATGAAACTGAATGTATCTGTATATAAGCAGTTATTATTTAAGATATGACGGGTTATCCTTTAAAAAATATGGCAAAGTTCCATTTCTCTTTGCATCTGCTATGCGTTGGGAATTTGTGCCAATCCACTGTTTAAATGCATTCGGTACATCCTTGACTTCATTCACACTTTCAGTCGTAGATTCACTTCTACCATCCCATTCCCAAAACTCTTCTTCTGTTTTAAGGATAGGTATTTTATAGCATAAATCATTCGGATGCCAGCCAGTCCAAACGAAATCTTTAGGATATTTACCTGCTAACCTATCGCATATATCCCCATGTGGCATACGGTGATGATGTGAAGAGCTTAGCTTTATTTCGTACCCCACAACGAAATCCATTTGTTTCCAACGCTCATTTTCAGCAGTCCGGTAAGCCATGTTAATTTCAGATCGAGCCAGTCGGATAGAACGGTATTCGCAATCCTTTAAATGTTCTGCACTACCATACTTGTCTTTATAATCTTTTTGCAGTGATGGAAAATCAAGCAGATATTTAGAGATTTGTTTACTCAAAGTAATAGCACTTGTTCCTTTCTGAATAGCGCAAGATATAGCTGCTTCAAGTTCTTGTTTATAAATGGTGGATTGTTGCCAAAGTTTGGCAGAGACATTAAAGCCTTTATCCTTGCGGTTTTGGAACGCTTTCAAAGCATCAGAGTTTACTTGATATAAGACTTTGTATTTTTCCCCATCAACTTGGGCATTATAAGCCCTTAGAACTTTATTTGCCATCAAGTCTTGCACTTCATTACTATTTTTCCATTCTTCACTAATACCTCGATAGATAATCGTATGAATATAATTAACAAATTGAGCCTGTATATCCTCTATCTGTTTTTTAGTCTGTGGGTAATCAGACCATTTAAAAGGATTTTCACTATTAGATGAATAATCAGTGCGTAATACAGCTTTAGCAGCTTCCAAATTCAGAACATCATATATATGCTCCACTAAAGCTACATATTTATTCAGCCTTGTGTTAAGCTCTTGATATTTCTTCTTTTGATTCGGAATCTTAGGTTTTGACATATTGGTTTGTTTTTAATCTATTTATTAGAGTAGGCAAAAAAATCACGGGGATAAAACAAAAAATATTTTTCTGTTTTTAAGATTGACTCATTTCTTATTGAACTTGTCACATACGTCACGGTTAAGAAAGCGGCTGGAAGTGAAAAACGGACAACGACACATGAAGAACTCACCTTTCAAGTTCTTCTCGTGCCGGTCATAGCTATGCACGCAATCCCTACAATGATACTTAGATTGTGTTATTACTTTTTTTGCCATATACAAATTTGTTCTTTCTTTTATCAACCATCGGATATAAATAATGCTTCACTATAATTTTGCCACAGATAGGACAATCTTATACTACATATTCTACCGTAATTATCTTTGAATGTCTTTTCATATTTATCCCTCCTCAATTCTATCAGGTGCCGGCATTTCCAGCAGCCTGATAGCCTTAATCGTTTTTCTACCTTCCAAGATAGCTTTGCATAATCTATGGTATCCGTCTGCTATTTGTCCTACTTCATCCAGTATAATAGGATAGTCTAAAGAACAATCAAGAACACGTTTGCATTGAAAGATAAAACTATGAAGCTGGCTGCACTCAAACGGTTCAACAGTCAGGTCTATATTCCACAATGGCATATCACGTACAGGGTATTCCTTTGCTTTCGCGAAATTATAAAGTGTCTGGGCTTTCCATACTTTATTTCCTCTAAGGTATTCACTTTCGGCAAAGGTCATATTATCTATTGGTACTTTCATGTTATTCCGCACTTTCAAATAAACCGTTCATTCTTGATTGTTTTGCTTGTAAATCCATCGCATCTTCTTTATGTATCTGATCCAAAGTTGCCTCCGCATTATTAGAACCAGCTTCTCTAATAGTTTGCAACTGGCTCTTGATTGGCTTGCCACCATTCTGTTTTATAAGTCTATCAGTCATTGCATCCTCGTCCATTTGGATAAACGGAGTAATGACATGCTCAACTTCTACATTGTCAATCTCTTTAACCCATGAAGTATTCATGCTTTTCAAGAAAGCCTTGATTACACTGCATTCACGCTCAAACGATTCTATCCAATCACCACTTTCATCACCTACTTTCAGATGGGCATCAGTCAGCAAGGTCTGTCTAGCATCAAACCCGATATTTCCTAATGCTTTCATGTTCTCGAATGATATATCCGGAATTTGTGATTGTGACCAGAATAGACTAATCAGGGTACTTACATGGTACTTTAGTGCTTCGATAGCCTGAGACCATGAAACATAAGACACATCACCTCCATTTTCAACACGGAATATCCTACGGCTTTCCCCCTTATCTTCTTTTCCTTGTGTAGCCCCTGCAATTTTAAGGATAGGAGCACTGTTGTAGGCGATAACATCACTATTACGAGAAAGGGTATATTCTATCTCATTACGCAAATAAGACAAACCATGATAAATAGGAACTGGGCGATGAACATAAACACCGGGGATCTTCAATATAGCTATTGGTTCCGCTTTGATTTGTTCCCACCCAGATCCTTGCTGCTTCCACTTGTAATGGATCTTAGAAGTATATGTTTCAAAAAAAGCAATTTCTTCGTCCTTGACTTTCTTCTTGTATTCAAAAGACATAGCAACCATATCTCCCAACTCGTCAAACAACGGATACAGCCCGACGCCCTCCATCGGGGAATAGGTCTTGCATTTCAGCTTAAATTTACTTTGAAAACCATATAGAGAATTGGGATTTTCAACCGTATACCAAATGGTAAATACCTCGCATGACGCAAAATAGGCGTTGCCACGTTTAATATTCTCACTGTCTATACGAGCATACTTGTATATATTCTCAATTGCTTTCGCTATTTGTTGGCGAGTTTCATTGTCCTCAATATTATGATAGACACGTTTTACTGGAATGGAAAACATAAACTCTGTCATCCGTTTTGTAAGGAGTTTTTCAAGACCGATATAAATACGGGAAGCTTTTTCTACCGTACCATCAGATTTTACCTTATCTTTTCGACCAATGTTATCATTTACTATCGAATGCAATGTTGGTTCATAGTCTTTAATAAGATTATCCCATGAGGGGACATAGACTGACTTTCCTTTTAAGTCGTTGATGATATTATCAACCGGACGGGTACTGTCCAATATAGCTGTTATTTCGTCCATAAATATAGTAAAGTGTCACTTGACACCTTTTTTTATATTGATTATTTAGATAGGAATTTATTCACGAAATATATTTGTCCTTTGCCGGTTACTTTGGTAGTGGTTGTTACCAATACCGAACCATCCGGCTTGGTAATTGATGTTTTCTTCAACTCAAAAAGTCCCAATTTCATAGATTTCTGCGTTGGCTGATTATAATAATCACCTTTTTGGCAAAGATAACCGTTCTCTCGCATCCAACCGAACAAACGGTTCTGACCGATATTCACTCCGTTCTGTTGGAGAATTTTTGCCAATTCAGCAATAAGGCACGAACGTTGAGAGGTACATACAGCATCGGCAAAAAGGACTTTAGGAGCATCTTTTTGGATCTTCTGCTCAGCCTCTATAAGACGCTGTTCTTTTCGTTTCAGTGTTTCTTGTGCCACAATAAGCGCACGTGCCATGATTTCTTCTGGAGTGTCGTCCATTTTGGTAGCGATGTAGCCACCTGTCTTACGGATACATGGCAACACTTCGCTTGTTACCCATTTGCGGAACTTTTTAGCTTCAGGCTTACGACTATCCAATATTGTATCATACAAACCATCCTCATCAACAAAATTTGCCTGTTGGATTCCACCGGCTGTTTCAAGGGGATACTTTGAAAGTACATCCTTATCTAATCTTTGCGCTACCTTACTGGGAATCAAATCCAAAATCTGGCATACATCTGCCAAGCAAAAGAAAGGTTCGTTATTTTCACCCATCGCAATTCTTACCTTTCCGAATTGCTCATTCTCAAAAATTTTAATTGTGTTCATAATGTAGTTCCGTACTCCTTCATACGGTGATTAGTTACACATGATACTGCTCCAAAAAGGAACCGGATAGCACAATACGTACTACCCGGTAACGTGAAGGAGCACGTTAGCATCAAATGCTATGATGCAAATATAATAAAAGTGGCTGTAAAAATGTCATATTCAACAGAAAAACTTACCTTAAATACAATATTTTATATTATCTGTTTGTATTTGGTACTATTTTTAGTACCTTTGCATAAACAAACGATTATGGGTACAAAGGAAAAACTAATAGAACGTATTTTGTCATGCCCAAAGGATTTTACCTATGATGAAGCAAAACGCTTATTCGGGATTTTTGGATACAAGGAAAGCAACAAAGGTGCTACATCAGGTTCCCGTGTTGAGTTTATAGGACCAGACGAAGAAGCTCCTTTCATTTTACATAAGCCACATCCCGGAAGCATTTTGAAATCATACGTGATAAAAGGAATAATTGAGCATATAAAGAAAAACAATTTGATTGAGAAATATAAACAATCTAAAACAAAGTAGTATGGGACTTTTAAAATACAAAGGATATTCCGGTTCTGTAGAATACAGTCCGGAAGACAATTGTCTGTTTGGCAAAGTGCAAGGGATGAGAAAAGCGTCAATCCTTTATGAAGGAAAGTCTGTAGATGAGGTCCGTAAAGACTTTGAGGAATCTATAGACTTTTATCTTGAAAACTGTAAAGAAAGAAATATACAGCCTGAAAAGCCTTATAGTGGGAAGTTAAATTTGCGTATGTCACCAGACTTACATTCCCGTGTAGCCACTTTCGCTTCCAGCACTGGAACAACAATTAATGAGTTTATCAATAGAGCCATATCTAAAGAACTTGAACACGAAATGGCTTTGTAAAATAGTATACATGCAAAAAATAATACAAGAAATTAAATTTTTTCTTAATTATTTAAGAGAAGATCCATACGAATTTATTGCCATAGTATTAGGTATTTTTTGGCTGTTACTATTACTTGTTGGAAAATAATACCAGAAACAAAGAGAGGGTATGCGATACTCTCTCTTCCAAATCACTTACCATAACTTGTATCAATGACTTTGCAGCCATTTGTTCCGTCTTTCTCTGCACGCCTCTAAGGTAGGTGCACAATAAGAAAACACTCACCGTACAATAGAAATGCGCCGACTTTCACAAGCCAGCGCACATAAGAGCAATGAAAACACAAACAAGGAGTGTTTTCGGTTACAAAGGTACTAAAAAAACACAACTACAAAAAGTCTTTAAGCAACTCTTCATCACTAATAAAGCTATAATCTCTAGGATAAAACGTATTCGCTAATGCATCCATATAGTCAGGAGAACGTTTAATACGTTTTTTGATATCTTCTTTAGGCTCAATGATAATCTTTCCATTACTAAGGAACTTCCACTTGGTTTCGGTAGCCTCCTCCATTAACTGATCGCAGGGTGGGAGAGCGGCACCAAAACCATTTTTAGGATTAAGCCAGTCACGTAAAGCCCAATATAGGTATGCTCTCATATTTGCAAATTCATATTCGCCAGTAATATCGTGTAAGCCATCTGCCCCTTCCGAATATTTGCATGAAAAAGCGTTTGTAAATTTTTCTTCTAACAAACGAGAATAGACACCTGCTCCCTCTCCAATAGTATCAATAAATGCTTTTGCTCCTTTCTTCTTTAGATAGGGAATCATCATACCTACCACATGCATGTGATCCGCACGCCCGGCAGATTGATGAACTTCAAATTGAGAAACGTAGTTACCGTATCGCGGACAAAGCACACTGTTATCGCGTCCCATACCGGCAACGTCAACACCTAACTTACAAGATTTGGCTGGGATAAAACCATTTTCCTGTAACTCCTGCCAATTCCTGTTTGCTATTTCTATCCATTCATAAGGGATGAGAACATCTTCCGACACTTTAGGAAACATACCAAGTACCTTGACGCGAAACAAATCGTTAGGTCGGTATAGCTTACCTTCCCAATTGAAATCGCCTTCACCTTCGTTGAAGTCCGCTTGCTGGATAGGTGAGCACCAATTTATCACTTTGTCCTTAACCCATTCATAATCCACTTGACCGGGTATTACAATTTGCTTCTTTACTACATTTTCTGCATTTAGAGAGCTAAGTCTGAATTTTGCAAAACGTTCAGACTTCATAGAACGAGCCGCATAACCGGTAGTGATATTAGGATTGAATACTATGAGCATCCGAGAATTTCCCTGCAAGTTACCTTCTATTGCATTATAAACAATTTCGGATATACCTGATGCCTCCGTGATAACAAACATGGTATTTGCCGCATGAAATCCAGACCATGATTCAGTTGCATTGTCATCCGCTTTAAATCCTGTCAAAAACCATTCTTCATAATCCGTTCTTATATCATCAGCAACCAATCTGCCCGGACAACAAAAAGGAAATTTTGTCCTTGCCGCACGAATCAACCTTCTGATTTCAGGAGTCATAATATTTTTTACTTGTCTCCCTGTTGGTGCTGTCATGGCCACCTTAGTATTTCCAACAAGTATACCTCTTTCATTAAATCTAGGCGTAAGATACATAAAACACAACGAAGCACAGGCTGCCACAAAATCTTTTCCACGAGAAGTTCCACTTGCGACAGCAGTCATAGGGTTATATTGAACAGACTCAATAATAGATTGCTGATCATGGTCTAATCTTGCACATAAGGCATCACGGACAAATTTATTCCAATCCTTCGACCAATACGCTATAATTTCACTTATGAGTTTCTTTCTTTCATCATTTGTTCCCATTCTTATATGAATTGGTTAATAATTTTAAAGCATCTACCCAATCATCATTAGTAGCATTTACCTCTTGTTTATCTTTCCATTCATTTGGTCTACGATTTTTTAACCAAAATATTTGTGCTGTTGTATCTCCCGCAATATGTTTTTTCGTTTTTTTCACCACAGTCGTTTGACCAGATCCATCCTCTCCTATTTTCACCTCAGTTGTAGTTTCCTCGATATCATAGCCAATGGCTCTTTTATATAGAGCACTCTCTACTTTCATGTCAGCTTCTTCCTTACCTTCTCTCAATAAGTCTACAACTTCAGGATGCTTTTTTAATATACTTTTAAATGTCGTAAGTCCTATTCCAAGACGTACACATAAACCTTTGTTATCAGCTCCATTCCTACAGTCTGCTATAATAATATCCTCTTTACCTTTTATATATTTATCATAAAGGGACATTCCTAATTTGGGTCTACCTCTACCTGCCATATTACACCTCCTTGTCTTTTATTTCTTGCAAATAAGCTTTGCAGATATCAACCATACGAGCAAAAGCAACAGTATTGCTCTTTATATTAAACTTCTTCTTTACTTCTGTAGCTACCTTTATAAATTCTTCATAAGAACCTACAACTATCGAACTATTTGCAGATATTTTCTGTTTTTCAAGTTCAGATAGAACAGCTTTGACATCATTACTCCTACTTTCTGTAAACAAGAACTTCATTTCCGTAAGCTCTATATCCCCATCATTAATAGAAACGGTAGGGATCTTATCTGTATCAATAAATTGAATACCGTTAAGACCAGAGAACTCTCTTGCTTCAATAGTGCGCATCTCACTATAAATTTCCTTAAGCATTTGGGCATCATCTTTTCCTACTAAAGCATTATGACTAAGCACATAGGCAATCTGTTTGTCTTTATCAACCTCTTCAATATACAAGATTAGAATATATTCCAGTTTAGCTTTAATAGCAGCTTTTAAACGATGATTTCCCGACAAAATAAGATATTTCCCATCATCTCGTTTCATCGCGAATGGAAGCTGAGATAAAAAACCGTCTTCAGCCACATTTGCAGTTAGTCTATCCAGTGTGGATTTTTCCATATAGTGAGCATTCTTCTCCAATGGAACGCAATCATCTATGGGGCTTACATATGCTAACTTATACGGAGCAATCAATTTGTTTACATCCCCCAATTTCTCTTGAATAAGATGAACATCTTTCACTTCTTGTATTTTTTCAACCATAATTTATATAAATCTTTTAATGAATCATCTAAAAAATTAGCAGAATACATTAGTTTGCCTTCATCTCTCCTGTCAAGATTGAATACACTGCGGTATTTCATACTTACTGGTGAAGATGTATACACAGTTGTCTTAATCCCTTCATAATAGTGACCCATTTTTCTTGCAATGAGCATCCTCACATCGTGGGACTTAGTAAGCATAATCAGTAATTTACTAAGCCTCTGTGTATTTGAGTTTACAACAAAATCACTCTGCATAAATATCTTTTCAAGTGTAGATAACTGTTTGCTGAAAGAAGTAAATCCAAACGCTTTACCGTCAGCCATAAATACCATACCTAAATCTCCACCAGTTGTATAATTAACCTTGTTTGCCATGTAAAACGCTTTATAATAATTCACATCACTAACTGAACATAATTTTACAGATAGTGTAGTAATATCTGTAAATTCATAATCTATAGGTAAAATGTGAATACATGATGGATTTACATTTTTATCACGTTCGATGTAATAATTCTTATTTTGATTTACGCTAGAGTAAGTGTATATAGGATTCTTGCCTAGCCCCAAGTTTATTTTGCCAACAAGGAAGTTGTCTATCTCCTTGAAATATCTATCAGAATAGATGATGTTTTCATCATTCTCAAGAAGAGTCTTGAATATACTTCCGCCCTCTTTTGGATCAAAGACGTTATAAGTAGCGTGCATATAATTAAAGCTTTCTTCGACATAGCTAAACATCTTCTCATACCCTCCTTTATACGTAGGAGGAAAGCTTATACCAACACCTTTACCTTTTTTACTTTTTAGGAAGTCAAAAAAATCACCATAGAAGAAACTTTTAATATTAAAATTAAGTGCGCCTTTTTCAATCTTAGATATAGTATTATGATAATAAACTTTTGATTGCTCAATAAAAGCGTTAAACATTTCTTCTTGGTAATCGTTTTTCCTTTGGTGAAAGTTTGATACTCTCATTGCAAACATTACTTGAATAAGTTTTTTGTATTTAGTGTCATCCCATGTGTCAAAAACCATACGTAATTCAGGATTCACAACTTCAATATCAGTATTTGTATCAAGTAATAGATCAGAAATTAGTTTGGAATATAAACTTACATCATTAGAATGTACTGTGTATCCCATAGCTGACATGATTTTATCGGTGGTGTAGTTTCCTGAACATCCGATAAAAACATCTTTGCCTTTTACTCCTTTCATCAAATCCTGAAGGAGCAGTTTAACTTCCGGTGGTGTCGTTCCTGTAAACATATCTTTAGGGTGTATATAACTTCATATACATTTTGCGTTAAGCCTGCCAAAAATACGCTCGGCAGGTACTTAACACAAAATTCAATCATCTATAAGCCACTCACAAGAACACTTATGCAATCTATTCGGCTTCTTTACAGTCGTGTCAGATGGCAATTCCCATCACCCCGTAAACTGCACAAGCTTTTATGTTCTTGCTTCTGCTTATCGCTACTATAAGGGTTGAGCGGAAACAGGGAGTCGAACCCCACTCTTTGGCTGGAATGTCAACGCTCTACCGATGAGCTATTTCCGCAAATGCCTATGCTGTCAAACCACCGCTTGCTTGGCAAATCTGACAGCATCCCACCAAACGCTATTGATGGGTGGCTAATAATTCGGGATTGTCAAATATATTGCCGATTATTTCTATTTTTCGAGCATCACGCATATCATGGAAACACCGCGCACCAACATCAAACATAAATCCAGCATAAATATCAATCCACCTTACAACGGCATTTACATTACCTTTAATTCCTGTGTAAAAATCCTCATAACAAAAACCTTTAACAATGTCACCTTCATATATTTCTTTCCCGCTCTTATCACACAAGCCGGTGAACTGCCCAAGAGTATTTTCGTCTATTTTTTCAACGTCATTATCGTGCAACCAAGTTCCATCTCCATCTTGAATAAGCGTATAAGAATTTCTTATCCATCCCTTACCATCAATGCGCTTCCCTCTAAACTTAATCCTTCTCATACTCAAAATAAATTTGCTTGTTCGTATTTAGGTTCCTTTTTCTCAACTACTCCGAACTCTGTTATTTCAATGCCAGTCTTTTCAGTAAGCCACTTTGCCAAAATATGACGATGGCAAAAATCACCCGGTTTTTCGTAACAGCAGAGAGCGACATCTTTGCCTTCACTTAATGATTCAATTTGTTCGATTACCTTATTAGCATCTTGACTCGCAAGAATCCTGTCGTAAAGCTTAAGATACTCATCATGAGAACAAGGTCCACTTACCATATAGCGGGTAGGACAAACATTCAACATTTGAGGAACGTTAACCATAAATCTAGGCTTACCAATGGCTACGCAAATAATTTTAATTCCAGCTTCTTTCAATTTTCGGCTATTTCCGAAATAACTTGTGTAAATTTTCATTGCTCTTTTTTTATTTTTATGGTGTAAAGATATAAAATATGGCGTAAAAAACGCCACTTTTAGTCATAAATTTATTTAATTTGATGATTTTATTGTCTCAACTTTGTAACATTTCATCATGTGATCTGTTTCGCACCCCATATTGAAGATGTTACCGAGATAGTACTTTTGAGCTTCTTGCTCTGATAGGTTAATAGGAGTAACAAACCAGTCTTTATTACCTTGTTCGTCTTTTAAATACACTTTTACAGTTGTTTTCATTGCTCTATATTTTATCCGTTATACGCTGCTGTTATCTTTTCTGCTTTCAATTCTTTGGTAAGCTCTCCATTCTTGTAGAAGCGTACAGCAACAACTCTCACCGTTTCTGACAAGAACCGACCACAATCATTGGTTAACTTCACTTTTAGCTTGCTTGCCTTGGCTAAACTTTTTGTACGCTTCTTTATTGTGTTTTTGAATCCGAAAACATAATCTTCGGTATCAATCTCAAATGAATATGTAGTGGAATACATCACTCTTTGAAGCTCTTTTGTTAGTTCTGTTACTTTGCTCATTTGCTCTCTTCTATTATTAGTCGTTATTATTTCCAAGAAGTTCTTGTAAAGCAGACTTATATCCGTCCAACGCCTGTTGTGTATATCCCAATCTGAATTTTTTATCTGCTGAAAGAGACTCGTTGTTCAATCCTTTTTCAATAGCTTCAATGTTTGCTTTGTAGTATCTGATAAGTTCTTCTGTTTTCATTGCTCTTGACTTTTACTTGTTATTAATAGGTGTTATTTTGATATTGTAAAGATACAAATAATATATTGAATATCAGTATTTTACATCTTAAATATCGCAAGCTTAAACTTTGTTTAACTTTCTATATTTCAACGTGTTACCAAATTTTTCAACGGTGGTGCCGCTCCGCTTGTTGCCTCGCCGGGATAATTCGTTATTAAAATCTATTCAATACGATTTGCTCTGCTTCCAGAAAGGTATTAGCCCATTCTTTTTCGTTGCAGCTAAAAAACGATATGTAAAAACTCCCTTTGCAGCTACCAATAAATGCTACTTCGTGGCTACCTATGTAATAGTGCGCTCCATCTGGTTTATGATACGTTTTTATTTCTTTCATTTTTCTTTCCTTTTGTGCGATTACTCGCGGTTAATACTTATTTCCCTTGTAATCCTGTGTGGTAGCCATCAAGCCATATTAACAACTCTTTTGGGGTGTAATAGCCGCTTATACGCTTGTTCGGGTAACGTGTCGTTATTTCTCCGTTGTCGCCATCCGCCAATATTATAGCGTATGTATGTTTCGGCAAACTCGATGGATTGAGGGAGAAACCATTTGCCCTGCAATATGATTGTAATTGCCTTAACGCTTCTTTCTGTGTTAGATTCATATTCTTATGGTGCTGATTTCAACATATATTTTGATAAAAGGATGGATTTGCTTTTCTCTATTTCGCTATTGGTATCAATACCAATTTGCTGGTAGAACCCGGCATTACCAGAAAGACATTCATACGCAATTTTCAATGTTCTGCGTTCTTCTTTGGTAAATCCAATGCGAAAAGTGGAGGAAATTGCTAGTGCGGCTTTTAAATCACCGCACTGGAGTAATGAAATCGCTTTATTGGTTTTCGTTTTCATCTCCCCACAACTTTTTAGCAAGTTCGTAATTCTTTTGTGCTTCATTAACTGCTTTCTTGGCATAAGTAAGAGTATAAGCATGTTCACGCGGATATTTGCCAGGCTTTACACCTTCATGGTATTCTTTCGCTTGTTCCAACTTGTGTTCGTAGAAGTCAATGCTTTCCGGCATAGACAAATTGATCGTGTTGGCACGTTTCTCCCAATATTGGGCCACTCTTTCATGTTCATTTGCCTTATCACTGAACTCAACGCTTTTACCCATGTTGTTCCAGGCATCATCTATCATTTTGCGATGACCTCGTTCACTATGGTGCCCTACTTTGATGGGCTCGCCTAAAGAAAGAAAATCTCGATGTTTATTCGATTTCTGAAAATACTCATTACTTTTTTGCACTGCTGATACGGCCCATTCACGTCTGCGTTCCGCTCTTTGCTTAGCCCATTCTTGAACGTTAAAGCCATCAGCCCGGACGATGGAGTAATAATAAAAACCATCTTTCTCGAGAATTAGATTGAAAACGATGCTTTCGTTTTCTTTGCCATACTTGGTGGTAACTAGAATTTCTTCACCTTTTTTGTGCATCTCTTCGCACTTTGCCAAAAACACGTTTGGCGCAAACTTGTAATATGTGTTCATTGCTCTTATGTATTAAATTGCTAACTTTAATATTTCTATATCTCGAATAAGTCTATTGGCTCTCTGCCTTTCATTACTTGCAAAGTCTTCATTACAGATACTTTCGTAGAATGCCGCATTTTCTTCTGCTTCTTTTAACGACATCTCTTTGCGTTCTATCAAAGACTTTATTGTATCAATATCATTGCTATTAATAATTTCTTCTAAAGCTGTCTTCTTTGTTAATTCGATTGTTGCTTTCATTGCTCTTGTCTTTTAATTGTTAGTAATATTGGTTTCTTTTAAGTATTGTAAAGATACTCATTATCAATGAATTAGCCAAATATTTACACAATTATTTTAGTCGTAAAATACTCATAACCAAAGATTTAACTTTTAGAGTAAAACAGCAAACATAATACAGATGATGCATCGGAAATGGTTACTTTGTATAGCTCAACCATTTCCCTTTTTTAATTTATCTAAAAACTTGCTATCCCCTAAGTAATCAGCACTGATAGCCTTCTTGCTTTCGATAATCTGCTCTAAAAGTATTATACCTTCCTTTCTTATTTCTTCGGTTTCATTATAACCGCAAGCGTTGTCAACCATTATCTCTATGTTTGATTTGGGTTTAGAAAGTTGTTCACAGAGAATTTTCAACCGCCAGTAACAGAAATCAATTGTGGATATGTGTTCTAACTTGTTCATAATTCTATATGTAAATGATAAGTATTAATAATGGCAAACAAATAAATAGCCACAGTGATGATGCTGTCTATACATACAGCCCAACTGCCAAGGCTTTGAAATCTTGATAGGGATAGAACCATAACCGCCAAAAAACAAACCCATTGGCTTGTCATTAGTCCTGCCATTAATGTTATCCATCCAAAAATATCCAGAACACTCATTAGAAGAAGCATAGGATGCTCTTTTAAATATGCCTTTATCTTTTCCTTGGGAAGATATCTATATTTGTATGTGCGGGAATATACTCTCTTACAGTTTAAGGCTTTCATAATTTCATAGAAAGCAAGAAATCCCACCAATAAGTAAAATATGTGCTTCATTGCTTACTTCCTTTCAACAATTCCGGGTTATCAAACACATTACCAATCACTTCGCATCTATCGCTGACATACCACAATGGGGTAAAGCCACATGCCTTGTTCTTGTAGCAGAACATTCCTTTATGAAATAGTACTTCAACTGTAAATTGGCAGGAACTTTCGCTTTCATGAATCAGTATTAGATCATGTTCGAAGATGCTATTACCGTTCTTATCGGTTATTTCACTGAACTGACAGACTGTTTCAGGAAGAACTACACAAGTTGTCTTTTTGGGAATAGGTTCAGCATCTTCAACGAGTGTAATAGTTGGGTAGTATATTGGATATGTTGTCAAAGATCCTTCTATCCACTGTCTTGTTTCAAATTCTTTCCCTCTGAATTTTATTTCACGCTTCATAATTCAATCATTAACATTGTTATTAAAACCTACCATTTCTATCTACAATTCTCTTTTCAGAATCAGTGGCTTGTCTTTTGGGAAATTTCCCATGCCACTTCCCCGGTATCATACGCGGATTTTCCCCTTTACTGTCAAATATCAATCTCCCACACTCCGAGCACAACGGTTTTCCTTCAAACTCCTTTATGCTTGCATCATACTCTATGGGAAAGATTTTATGTACAACAGGCCAATAATCCGATGTGGCTGTATTCTCAACACAACCACATTTGCTACAAATAAACAGTGGCATAATCAATATCTTTTTCCGTTCAACATAGGTCTTAATTCATTGTATCTCATCTTCTGCTCGATATGCCAGAGCAAATCTATGTCAAGATGTTTGGCAAGTCCAAAAATTAACAGTATCATATTATTCACAGTAATAGAAAAATCAAATATTCCGTCATATCTAACAGGAAGTGTAGAGATGGAATAGATTGAT